CGCCATGGTCGATATTGCCACGGACGGCGCGTACCGTCGGGCCTATACCTTGCAGTCGGTACAGCAGGTCGATATCGCCTATATCCCCGGCGTGCCAAATCTCATCGCAGTCCTTGAAATGGACAACGTAGCGATCGTCCCACGTGCTGTGCGTGTCCGACAGTATGCCTATACGTTTCATCCCTGATATTGCTATATTTGCGGCTACGTCGGCCGACGGCATTTGTCTGCCGACCCGCCCGCCGTAGCCGCTTTCCATTGTTATGTCTGTGTATTCTGACGATACGTCAGCAGCTTACTTCATCTTCTTGGCCGTTGCGGCAGGCACTGCATCGCGGTGCACGTAGATGCCGACAGTCTTGGCCAGGAAGAAAGGCTCGCTCACGTAGATATATCCGCCATATACCTGATTGGTATCCCACGAATTTTTGACCTTATAGTAGCGATTGCCGTTTTGGTCGGTGGCTATGCCCACAATTTCCATGCCGTGGTCATCGGTAGTCTCCTGGCTGTCAAACATATCCTGGCGCAACTCTTGGGTCACGGCAATTTCTTCCACCGGGCCTTCGAAATTGTACTTTTCGTTTTGGCGCTCTTTGTCGCTCAGAGTGACCCAGCGCGACAGCTCGGTGCCGTCCATATCGCCCTCGGTCTTACCCTTGGGCATCAGAGCCACACCCTTGGTCCACTTGAAGCCGCCTTCGCTGACATCGGCAGCCCATGCCACGGGATAGCCCTTCGAGATAGCGTTGTCCACTACGGCTTTCATCTCGTCCATAGGCACATTGAAGTATCGTCCGGCCAGCCAATTATCGGGCACTTCGAGCGTAAAATCCTCATAAAAAGGATGGTGTGTAAACGATGAAATAGCTACATAGTCATCAATGCGGATGGGCAGGGAGGCGGCAAAACTCTGCGGTGTATACTTCTTGCCGCGATAGGTGAACGTCTCGGGCAGCTTGCCCAAGTAAGCATCCAGCACACCGCGTACGGCCGTGCGCCATGCCTTCGAAATCTTCTTATTGGGTTTCTTGACCACGACTTTGAGCATCTCGGCCAACATCCCGTCCAATTCGCCATGGACGTGCTTATCCTCGCCGTATTGCAGGCCGGAATAAACCTCCTCGGGTACGGCGCCGTACTTTTTCCAGACGTAGGGGACGTCCAGCAACGATCCACCCGGGGCGAAGTTCACATCACCGTAATTGCGGACAAAACGCTCGCACTTTTCATCGTAAGTATGCCATACGGTGAACATCTCGCTCAGGTCCAGCGAGTCGCCGCCCTGTCGCATAATTTCGTCTTCGAAGAACGATGTGCCGGCAAAGCACCAGCATGTTCCCGATTTGTTTTGATCCTTGACGCTCGTGGTCTTGACCGTGTACACATCCGTGAATTTGAAGCCCTTGACGCTGTCTGTGGCCACGCTGTCCGCGTCTGTGGCGGCATACAGCGGCACCATCGCCATCAGCGCCGCTCCCGTGAGGATTGTCTTTATCATAGCTATTATCAGTATTTTATGGCGCAAGTCCTACGACTTCTGCCATCGTTTTTATAATTCCTTTGCGTTACGCCCCCAAAATTACGCATTTTTCTCTAATACGGCAAATACCAATTCCATCACTCATCACGCCATCATTCGCGAATCGTAATTCATAAACCATTACACACATCAGGTGCGGACACCGACGACAACCATCGTCAATATCCGCACCCTTCAAATAAATATAATAAGTGAATCAGCTCCTGTTTTTACAGGCTCAATCCGTTAGATTTTCAGCTTCTTACGATCTTGCGGCGACACAAGGATGTAGACGCCGTGGGGCAGAACGTCGGCGGTGACTTCTGCCTCGCGCATACCGCTGCCGATGCGCACGCCTTGCAGGTTATACACCTCGTAGAGTGCGTTCTGCGTGTCCATGCTTATATCATCCACGCCGTCATACCCTGATATATTCAAGAAATCCTTCCATTGGTCGGCTGTCTTGTACTTATTGATAGATTCTTTCGGGACAAGCAACTGACAAGTCGTTTTATCGACTTTTTCAAATACACCTTCGCCACAGGTGGGCGGCTCAACGGCCAGAGAGACCAACTTTGTCAACCGGGAGCATTGGCAGAAGGCGTAGCTTGGAATTGTAGTGACTTTATCGCCAATAGTCAGTCGGGATATTGGGCTGTCTGAGAAAATCACTGTGGAAGTTTCGTTCTTGCAACACTCAGCGTTAAAAGCCACTGTCTCCAAAGCAGTACACCCATAAAAAGGTGTCCCACTAATTGATTTCAGCGAATTGGGTATTGTGACAGCCCGTAAACCCGTACAATTTTGGAATGAGTTGCCGATAGAAGCTACCGAATTGGGAAGGTCCATGGATGTCAATCCTATACAGTCATTAAACGCACCATCTCCGATTGATTTCACCGAATTAGGAATATCGATATGTGTAAGCCCTGTACAATCCCAAAACGTGTTTTCGTTAATTGCTGTAGCAGAATTAGGAATGGCGACAGATGTTAAGCTGGAACATTTTAGAAAAGCACCTGCTCCTATATAAGTGACAGAAGTGGGTATTGAAACGGATTTCAGAGAAGAACAACTGGCAAAGGATGAAATACCTATGGACGTGACCGAATTGGGAATTGACACAGACGTAAGACCCACGCAATCGGAGAATGCCAAATCTCCTATGGCCTTTACAGAGTTTGGTATCGTCACAGACGCCAAATTAGCGCATCCGCAGAACGCATAGCCCGGTATCGTAGCTACTTTATCCCCTATAGTCAACGATGTAAGATTTGCGCAATCTTTGAACACTGGTTTCTTTATGAATCCCATATACCTGCAATTCACTGCCTCAAAGCGAACGCTTCCTAAGCCCGTACAACCAGCAAACGCGCCATTGGCGATAGAATCTACCGCGTTCGGTATGGTTAACGACGTCAGTCCCGTACACTTAGAGAATGCCTCCTCACCGATGATAGTGACAGAATTCGGAATTATCACCGAGGTCAATCCTGAACAGCCCCAAAAAGCATCACCTCCAATATATGTAACAGTATTCGGAATGTCTATGGATGCAAGCGCGGAACAATTGATGAATGTCCCCTGTTCTATAGTTGTATTTGCATCGGGGAGCTTCACATATTTCAGTCCGCTGCAATTGGAGAACGCGGAAACGCCTATTGACTTCACTGAAGATGGAATTGTTACGGACGACAAGGATGTACAACGGGAGAAAGCCAACGCTTCAATATTGGTGACGGTATATGGAATAGTCACGGACAACAGATTCGTACTGCTCCGAAATGCTCCGACGCCAATGGAAGAAACAGTATATACCACATCATTATACTTAATCGCGTCAGGAATAACGACATCACCCTCATAGTTACCAAACGTGCCGTCAGGATGAATCACCCCCGCTGTCTTGCTATCCGCATCAAGATTGTAGTAGATGCCGTCGATGCAGCAATCGTGCGCTATTGCCGGCAACGGCATGCTCAGCAAAGAGAGAAATGCAGCCAAAATTAGGGGCAGCGGCGTAGTTCCGTGGATGGACTAACCGAATATCCGGCTGACGCGGTACATAAAGAAGGGAAGATCGGAGACTCCGTGCAGCTGCGATCGAAAGCCTTTTAGTTTTGAGTTGAGGGACTCAGCCGAAGCGTTTGTAGAACGGTTGATGAAGTAGTTAAGCACCTCCTCTTCCTTTGCCTTGATTGCATCTCGGGCTGACTTTACCTCCCGAAGCGAGCATTTCGCGACCTTGTCATACCATAAATGTAGAGCTTCTTTGGCTTTGGTACGGTCTATGCTTTTGTTGCGGAAGATTGCCCTCAATGAGTTTATCAAAGAGAAGGCTTCTTTGATTTTCGGATAATTCCCGAACACGAGGTGCGCGCGGAGTTTCTGCGTGTCACTCCATTTGTCGGGGCTTTTTGTCAGGAGGTTGCGGCTTCTAGTCAGCAGTTCGACCTTCGTGTCTCCGTTTTCAAGTGTTTCGGGGATGTAACGCGAGTTGAGCCTGGCGGGTTTGCGCCCCCGGATTTTACCCTTGTATTTTTTCGGATGCCTCTTTCGGTATGCCTTGCGTGCCTTGACCCTGGCTGCCTGTTTCTTCCGATGCTCGGCCTGGAGTTTGCGCTGTTCTTTCTGCGCCTCGCGCTTGGCACTGAGCCGCAACTCCTCGATGGCCTCACCGCAGCGCTTGACGATATGGAAGCAGTCAATGACGATCACTGCGTTGGGGAAGCATTGCCGGACTATGGCATACATGCTGTCGGAGAAATCCATCGTCACCTCTTCAACCGCAAGGCGTTGCTCCGCAGGAATTTTCATTAGTCGCTCGGCGATCTCTCGGCATTTTGTGCCGCGAACCATGGCTATGACGGAGCCTCTGCGGCCGTGGCCTTCCTTGTTCGACAGTATTGTGAACAGATCATCGCATAGCGAGGTCTCGTCGATGCTCAGGCGCTTGCCCATGTTCTGAGGCAGTAGCATCCAGTCGGAGGCATGTTCGAGCTGCGACCATTGGCGGTAGTCGCTCAGGATATCTTTATAATTCCTTTCCAGTCGTGACCCGTCGACCATCCACCGTCGTCCCACAGATTTCGCCGTCTCCGGGAATGTATCCAAGTATCTCTTTTAAAAAATCCGCAAACTCATCGGAGTAGCGGGTGCCCTGCGCTGACAGGTTGAAGTTGTTGATGATGACGCTTTTCCCGGCCTCGTCAAGATAGCGTCTTCTCCGGATGTGGAGGACGGTCTTGCGGTCGCGTATCGGAAAGTCCTGCACTTGTGTCGGCTCAGTGAAGCCGTTCGGACAGAACAGCTCAGACTGTTCCGCCGTGCGGTTGTCGCGTTCGTCCAAATATATGTGGAGAACCGAGGGATACAAGAGTTCCGGCGTAGGATTATCTACCGGTTTATCCTCTACATTGACCAACTCGAATGAGTCAAGGATAAAGGACGGCAGAATGTAGTAAAGGAGAGTGATGTAGGGTGATGGTTCGGACATAGCGTTATGGTTTTACTCATATAACGTACCGCGTCAGCCGAATATTTTGGTTAGTCCATCCACGGAACTACGCCGCTGCCCCGGAAAAGTACGATTTTTCGCACATCGCGAACGTCCTCGGCATGGAGACTATCGTCGCCGATCAAGATGGAGACGTCACCCTGCGTGCCGAAGACTTTGCCCGTCTCGAAGCCCACGTCCGCGATGCGGCCAGTGCCGAGACGGCAGCATCCGACAAGGATACTGCTATTGCCGAGCGCGACAAGACCATAGCGGAACTGACCGCACAGGTCGTCGCACTCCAAAACGCGCCGGGAGATGACACCGCAGCCGTTGACGGCGTCAACGACACGGCTGCACCAAGCGCAATCAATTTGTATAACGACATTAAAAATCTGCTATAATGCCTAACGTAACTATCACCCCCGAGGCGCTTGCCAAGTCGGCAGCCCTCTACCGCAAAGAGCTTCTGCAGATGCCGGTGCTTGCACTCGGCCCCGCACTCAATTACTTCACCCTCCGCACAGGCATCCGCTATTCGGAAACCGTCGGTCAGCTCGCCGGAGCTATCGAGATGGGACCCTATTCAGAGAGCCGTGTGGATTCCACCGGTGTATCCGTTGCCGGGCGCACGCTGCGCACCTACTTCGGCTCGGTTATCAAGGAGTTTTCGCCCAACTCGGTGGCTCAATCTATCTACGGATCGTCCATCACTTCAGGCGAGGGTCTCAAGGACACCGACATCGTCCGCCAGGTGCTGGCATTCCTGTCCGCCAAAATAGGCCAGGGCTTTGCCCAGCACCTCTTTGACGCCGTGCGAAATGATTCCGGCACCAAGACCGTTGACCTATTCGACGGCATAGACACAATCACCGGGAAGGAGATTACCGCCGGCAATATCGCCGTAGCCAAGGGCAACCTCTATGAGTTCAGCGAGGCTATCACATCCGACAATGCCGTTGATTCTATCGTGGCATTCTGCCGCGCAGCCTCGGATGAACTGCTCGACTACGAAGACGGAGCCGACAGCCAAGGCGGTCAGCTCAATCTGTTCGTACCCCGTTCGCTGGTATACGCTTACCGCGATGACTACAAGACTACCACCGGCCAATCTCCTATATACGACAAGTTCAACCAGACTGTCGTCGAGGGCTTCCCGAACATTACGCTCGTGCCTATGGCCGGCAAGGCAAAGTCGGACTACATCCAGCTGTCGTCCAAAGCCAATATGCTCATCGGCACAGACCAGATGTCCAACCTCGAGAACATCGTGGTCGAAAAACATGCTGCTTTCGTCCTCCAATTCGTGGCCACTATGTTCTTCGGCGTCGACTTTGAAAGCGTGTCGCCCGAACGCCTGCTTGTCGGCAAGTTCAAAGCCGCTACGCCTCCGACAGACGATCAAGGAGGAAAAACCGGCAACTAACACTTAAAAGACAGAGAAGATGACAACCAAATGTACCACGGTCAACCTCTATGAGAGCCTGACCTTTTGCAAAGGGGAGACTACACTCCCAGGTCTTCGACCCAAGGCATATTTTATGCCCAAGAGTCTGATTGATACGTTCCCCACTCTCGCCAAGCCCGGCGACAAAGATGCCACGATGGCGTCAATAGCTACCTACAAAGGTGACTTCGCCCTCGCTGCCGATGCCAAATGGCGTCGCATTGATCTGCTCGCTACTGCAAGCAACGTCAAGGCCGAGAGCCAAGGTGATGAACCATCCAAGACGTTTAACAACACCGCCACCATCAAGTATGCCGGTGTCGGCCCGGATGCCACGGGCTTTTGCCGTATGGCCAACTCCGACGACATAGTTTACGCAATTCAGCAGCGTGACGGCCAGTGGCGTATCGTCGGCAACGAGATGTTCGAGACCAATACCAAGCCGTCCCAAGACAGCGGTATGTCCGTGACTGACGCCAGCGGTACAACACTCGAAATAACCGTCACCGATGTATGCCCATCTCCCTATTATGTAGGCAAACTCGTGACTGAAGATGGCACCATCGATTGCGCCACCGGCGAAGTCGAAGTTGCAGTCGGCGGTTGATACCCATAATAGGACTGACTTAGCACAGTATATAATCTTCAGTAGGCGCGACTACGGGCTTAGGGTTGGCCTGTCGTCGCGCCTATAAATTTAATATTATGACGAATCTTGATCCAAAACTTACTCAGGAAATGCAGGACTGGCTCAACGCACGCCCAGCCGACCGCGATTTTATGCGCGGCGCCGCGATGCTACGATCGCTCAACCGCAATAAGGCGCTATACAATACGCTTGTGCGCAATCCCGGTAAATATATGTCCAAGCTTGAATACGAGCTGCGCAAGCATTTGCGCATCCGTCTGCACAATATGAGTGTCGCAGATGTCGTGCATATGGAAGCGGAAGTAATGCCTCGCGTTGCCTCTACGGTGGCCACACCGCCCACAATCTCATCCGATGACGAATTGCCGGAGGCTCATGCCGCCCGTGGCCGCCGTGCCGACCACGACAGCCTACCACCTGAGGTACAGGCTTTATGGGACGGCAACGCGACGCGCTACCGCAAAATCGTACTGCTCTTCAACGAACTCAAAGCGATGGCAGACCAAGAGCCGTGCGACCGCTTCGAGAAGTTGCAGATGCTTGACGAACTTGATAAACAATATCGTCATACACTTGAGCTGTACGATGAGTATTTGCCCGGGCACACCGAACTGCCGTCATCGACTACACCTCCACTGTCCGCCGGACGTACAGACGAGGAGAACCGACGACTGTCGGCTGCACGCAAGACCCTCGGCAAATACAAGAAGGTGGCCTCGACTGCAGATGTCTCCGACGATCGCCGCGCTCTTGCTATCACCAAGTGCCGCGCCTGCGTCGCAGTAATCCGCGACCTCGGTGGAAAGTTTACGCCGGAAGTCGCAGCCGAGCTGTCTGCGCTCGGCATCGACGTCACGGATAAATCCGAGACGTGATGTCCTGCGCAGCATTGACCGGACTGGCTCCGTTGGCGAGCTGCGCGGTACAACCGTACTTCGGCAGAGCCGCACAGCTATCAGACTATATTGACTGGGTGCTTGACCAGACAGGCCCGGCCGGTATGTCCATATCCACATTCTCGGTGTCCGAGCAATTCCTGAGGTGGTTACATCGCGCTCGTTCATCAGGACGGATATTGTGGTGCTCGCTCGTCTGTGATATGCGAGCGGCACGCAAAACATCGTCATTGGACAGCCTTATGCACAGCGTCTGCGACGAGGTTATACTTGCACAGAACCACAGCAAGGTCGTCATTCTGGATGCACCAGTTGTGGACGTGGCTATAGTCACGTCTCAGAATCAAACACGCGGAGACCGTTTCGAGGCAGGCATTATTACGACTGACTATCGCACTGTATCTCTGCTCAAGGACGGGCTGACCATATTACGCAACGAATCCAAGGTATTGACATGGACTTGAATAAAGAAACAATCGATCGCGTGGCCGAACTGGCTGCTGCACTCACTCCGCCGTCAGACATAGCCGCTTTACTTGGCATTAATACCGATATACTCAAGGCTGAGTTGTCCGACTGCCTGTCTCCGCTGCGTGCGGCATATCTCAAAGCTAAGGCGGAAACAGCGCTGATGTTGCGTCGGCAAGAGATTGATTTTGCACGTGTCGGCTCGCCGTTCGCGGTGCAGCTCACCGAGACGTATCTTCGCGATATGACCGCTGACGAGGATTATTAAACCATCGACTATGCCACTACCTGCAATCAACGAAGTCGCGCAGCGGCATCTATTCTCCGACCGCGACAAGATGGTCAAGGCCGGGCTTAACGACATCACGATAAACCATGTCGTGCGTTTGCGCGATATGTACAACCATTGGCTCAACTTTCCGAGCAAACGTGACCGCGATATTGTTGCCGAAATACGTCAGCGGTATGGTGTGGTTGAATCGGTGGCGCGCGAAGACCTGCGGATTATCAAGGAACTGCTTGGCGACTACCAACGCCAAAGCAAGGACTACCACCGCTATCGCTTTTTGGAGATGATAAACCGCGCATACGCCAAGGCCGATGCGGCCAACAACACTCGTGACATGGTGGCTGCCGCATCGCAGTATGCCAAATATACTCAGCTGGACAAGGAGGACGATCGCGAGAGCATCCTGTCCAAAGTTGTGCCTCTTGTGCTGTCCTTCACCGATGACCCGGAAGTCATCGGCATTAAGCGTATGCCGCACTTCCGCGAAAAAATCAAGGCGCTCAAGGAAAAGTATTACACGATGGATCAGACGGAGGATGTCGATTACGAGGACATCGATGCACGTCTGGACGATTTGTTTAAGCCTATCGGAAATGGATACGCAGACTCAGCAAGTATATCTCAATGACGTCCAGCGCGACTTGATGACGGTTGTGCAAGCACGCGATACCGTCCTCGTCGCCGGGCGTGCTTTCGGCAAAGGCATGGTTCACGCACTATGGAATCGCCGCAACTTCGAGCGTATGCCCGGGTCAGTCACCGGCTTTGTATCTGCAAACATCAAGCGTGCACTCACCAACACCCTTCCGTCAATGTTGGTGCATTGGGAACGCTGGGGGTTGATGCGCAACGTCCATTGGTGCATCGGCATTAAGCCCCCGAAAGCCTGGGGATGGAAACAGCCGATATTCCCCATCCAAAACTACGAGAACGTATTGTCGTTCTATAACGGCAGCGTCGGCTTCATCATTTCGCAAGACCGGACAGGTACATCCAACTCGCAGTCGTATGATGCGCTGGATATTGACGAGGCTAAGTTTATTGACTTCGAGCAGCTCAAAGACGAAACACTACCTGCATTGCGTGGCAACCGTCAATACTTCGGCAAGCACTTCTTTCACCATTCGACCCTCATTACTTCGGACATGCCGGTGACCAAGAAAGGATCATGGCTCTTGGAGTACGACAAGAAGTGCGACCCGGAACTGATTGATGCGATACGCGGACTTGTGGCCGAGATACACCACTTCGAGAGTAAGGTGCGAGAACTGGCCGCTGCCGGGATTGCACCATCGGCACGGATGCGCTCGACACTGCTCAATATGCATCGTACACTCTGCCGTCTTCGCTCGGTGGCATTAGACTACCGCGAAGTGTCCACCATCGACAATATGGTGGTGCTTGGCGAGGCTTTTATCCGTCAGCTCAAACGCGACCTGCCTCCGCTGACATTCCAGGCGTCTGTGCTGTGCAAGCGTATCGGCATTGCGCGTGACGGCTTCTATTCGTCGATGACGGAAGGCCATAAGTACTCGGCAACGAATTTCGGCCACCTCGACAGTCTTGAGTATGACTTTGACAAAATCAAGGAACCGTCATCGCTTATGGACGCAGATGTGGACGCCGACCAGCCGATATGTATTGCCTTTGACTACAATGCCAACATCAACTGGCTTGTGGCCGGACAGCCAAGAGGACGGAAGCTACTGGTGCTTAAATCGTTCTATGTCAAGTACGAGCGTAAGCTCAACGAACTGGTGGAAGACTTCTGCAAGTACTACCGACCCCATCGCAACCGCCATGTCGTGTTTTACTATGATGCCACGGCCAAGCAAGGGTCATATGCGGTGGATAACCTGTGCTTCGCCACGGTCATCGTCAACGCCTTCCGCTCGCGTGGGTGGATGGTGACGGAGGTGGACATCGGCGTGCCGATGCGTCAGATACTCAAGCACCTTCTCATCAATCGTATGTTCGCAGGTAAGGCACACCTTGTGCCGATGATTAATCGTGAGAACAACGAGGACTTGCTTATATCGATACAGACCGCCGGCATATACAACGGCGGCAAAGACAAGCGCGGCGAAAAGTTGGCCGAGACCGAGGAAAATAAATTGGAGAGTCGCACCGATGGGTCGGACGCTTTCGACACCTTGTGCATCGGATGCGAGAGCCACCCACAGACATCCTCAATGATTGCAGTGACGTCGTCCTTCTGATTTATACTTCGTACAGACAAGCAGTCAGAGCATTTTCCCGATGCCGAGAAAATGCTCTGACCGTGTTCGTGCGCGTGCGGTCTGACGACCGGGCAGCGTGCCATTACCGCCTACATATACCGCTATTTCGGAGGGCGGTCAAGGTGGTCAAGCGTAGGGCGGTGGTAGCGACAGGCGTTGCAGTCATCCTCGTTCGTCGAAAGATATTAGCATAACTGGATATACATATATACTATGGCTGCGGCAGACTTGTGAAAGCCTGCCGCAGTGTCTTTTGTTCAAAAAAATTCCGCACATAAATTTGGCAAAGTAATAGACGTAAAAAATGGCATATAAAGAAATTGCAGAGGTAGTGCTCAAATGCAATAGCGAGGACTACAAACGAACATACGAGGATAATATTGCGAAAGCTAAGGCTCTGCGCAAGGCATTAGCAGATGCTTATTCGGCAGGCGATGCACGCAAGGTCATAGAGGTCAACAAAGAACTGCAGAAGACCAACGCAACCATACAGCGAATGCGGACGAATGCCTCTAATGTCGAGGCTGCAATGCGCAATCTTGACAAAGCAACGCCTAAAGAATTGCATCGTGCGCTCAAAGCCATCAATGCCGAATTATCTTCCGGCCGTGTGGAACGCGGCTCCAAAGAATGGGATGCCTATATAGACAAACTCAAGGCTGTCAAGAAGCAACTTGCTGATGTCAACACCGAAATGTCTATCGATACGCGGTCACCGCTCGAAAAGCTTAAGGACGGCATCAACGACTGGGGAGCCTCCGCCGCGACCGCAGTCGCCGCATTCGGAGGCATCGTAGTATCCGGCAAGGCTGCTGTACAGGCTTACGCAGACATGGAGGCCGAAATGGCCAACGTACGCAAGTACACCGGTATGACCGCCGAGCAAGTTGAGACACTGAACGAAGCATTTAAGCAGATGGACACGCGCACATCGCGCGAGGACCTGAACAAGCTTGCACAAGAAGCCGGACGCCTTGGCAAGACATCCATAGATGACGTCCTTGGTTTTGTTAAGGCTGCAGATCAAATCAATGTCGCGCTTGATGAACTGGGCGAAGGGGCAACCCTAACGCTTTCCAAACTCACCGGAATATTCGGATTGGAAGGACAATACGGCACCGAGCAATCCTTACTCAAGGTTGGATCCGTCGTCAACGAACTATCCCAAAACTGCGCAGCCTCGGCTCCATACCTCACCGAGTTCGCCAGCCGTATGGCCGGTGTCGGGGCTCAAGCAGGCCTATCAGTACAACAGATAATGGCTTTCGGCGCCGTACTGGACTCTACAAATCAAAATGTCGAGGCCTCGGCTACGGCTCTGTCTCAGGTAATCGTCCGCATATACCAAGACCCGGCCAAGTACGCCAAGATAGCCGGCCTGGACATACAAAACTTTACTACTTTAGTAAAAACCGACATCAACTCAGCGTTAATGGAACTTCTGTCGGCGTTGAATAAGGTCGGAGGTATGGATGCGCTGTCCCCTATGTTCAAGGATATGGGCGAAAATGGTGCAAGAGCAATTGCGACACTTAGCACTCTCGCCGAGCACATCGACCAGGTCAAACAACAACAGATAGCCGCAGCGACCGCCTTCGCAGACGGCGCCTCCGTGACCAAAGAGTTCGATGTCCAAAACAACACAGTACAAGCACGGCTTGATAAACTCAAAAAGAGTTTTACAGAGATGGCCGTGTCGCTTGGCGAAAAGCTCTTGCCCGTTATGCAGTACGCTATCTCCGGAACATCACTTTTGATGCACGCATTATCGTCTGTAGTCGGGTTCATCGTCAAAAATAGGGCGGCAGTCTTATCTCTTGTTGCAGCAATCACAGTCGCCGTCCTCGCAAACAAGTCTTACGTAATTTGGGCAAAGCTTTGCGCTGCCGCCGAGGTCGCACACACCATCGCCATCAAAGCCAAACAGATAGTCGTTACCACATTGACTAACCTGATGACCGGGCTGCGCCTGGCCTACTATGCCATGACTTTGCAAGTCGGCAAACTTACTGTCGCATGGAAGGCACTGGACAAGGCCACAAAAGCCAATGTCTTCGGCGCGATTGCAAGCGCGGCTATTATGCTTTACGGCGCGATCAAATCCATAATATCAGGCACTGATGAGTATACTCAAAAGATGGATAAAGCTATGGCGTCCGCCAATGGTCTTTCCGCTGAATCAATTAAAGAAGAAAAGGAACTCTCCAAGCTGTTTTCAACGCTAAAAGGCACTACCCAAGGGACAGATGCCTACGAAAAGGCCAAGTCCGCAATCATATCGCAGTACGGACAATACCTGCAAGGTCTCATCAACGAAAAAGGCGAAATCATCGACCTCGAAGCTGCATACGACCGACTGACCAAGGCCATCCGAGCCAATGCTAAAGCCAAAGGCATCGCAAATGCTCGCGAAAATATCGAAACAACATATAACGAGGAAGTATCAAAAGACCTGGAGGCGCTCAAAAAATCGTTGCAAGATGCCGGAGCAACCAAAGCACAAATCAAGAAGGTGATGACTGCGGTGCAAGACCAAATAGTCACAAATCAGCCTATCGGGAAGGAGGTTCAAGGCATACTTGACCGACTCTACGAACAGAACGCACCTAACTCGAATATTGCAATAGCCTTAACAGCTATGAACCCGGCTGCCGGGATCGTCTCCGCATACAATGCAGTCAAAGGTAAGCAGGAAAGTCCTCTTGGTATATTCAACCGGATCACAAAACGCCAAGGAGATTATCTGTCGCGAATGGTATCTCTTGACCAGATGGAAGGTATTGCTCGTCCGGCAAAGAATGCGTCAGACGAGGATCTTGCGACTGTAATCAAGATGCTCGAAGACGCATTGAAAAGCGGTGAGTATATGAGTACTGTCGCCGTGATAGCACCGAATGGTTCAACGACTCTTGACTTCAAGACCCGGGCCGAGATTAAAGACTTGCTTGACCAGTACCGCATCGAGCAAGGCAATCGAGCATCTTCGGGCAATAGCACACAGAATCCGCCTCCAACGGTCGAGCCGCCACGAACCGTGCCGACCATCGATGGCGCAAAAGGGACAGACAAGAGCGACGCTCAGCGCGAACATCAAAAGCAGATGCAAGCCGAGATAGATGCGGTCAAGGCACAGAATGACACGATAGCATTGGCTAACCTCACCGCGTATGCCACCGGCCAAAAGGACTTTGAACAATACCTCTACACCAAGAACAACCTCGAAGAACAGGCACGTGAAGCCCAAATCAAAATATTCGAAGAATGGGGAGAAACCGATAATACCAAATATCGCGACCTGCTCAAGAAACGTGCCGAAGCAGACCTCGAAGCAATCGCATCGCAAAAAAAACGAATGGCATCGCTGATAGACAGCGAGCACTCCGAACGGACGGACGCCATCACAATGCGATATTACGACCCCACTGCCGCCGAATTTGACAATAAAGTAGCGTTAAATCAGGCTTTACTCAGAGAAGACCTCCGATACCTTCGCCAAAAGCAACTGCTGTACGAGCAAAACTCCGAAGAATATGCTGCCATAGAAAAGCAAATCCAAACGCGTGTCAACCAAGACAAACTTGACAAACAAAAGGAACTTGCAGACGCATACAAGCAAATCGTAGGCAAGTACCTCGAGACATCCGCAGAGGCGACCAAGCAAGCCGAATTGAAAATGCTGGACAAGTTGCTCGAGGCAGGTGTAATTACAGAAGAACAATTCGTCAAAATCAAAAAAGCTATAATGCAAGCGGCAGATGCTGCACAATCTGCCGGAAAAGGCGCAAACAACATACCTTCAGAGTTCGGGCAAAACCTTACAGCCCTATACCAAGCTATCAAAGACATTGCAGATGGGGCAGAAGACTTACCCGGAAAAATCTCGGTTGCAGTATCATCAGCAGTTGCAATAATGTCATCAATGATGCAGCAAACGTCAGCCTATTACGATGCCGAGCGCGACCTCGAACTGGCTAAAGTCGAGAAACGCTATGATGCAGAAATAAAAGCCGCCGGTAAAAACGAGCGCAAAAAGAAAAAACTCGAAGAACAGAAAGAACGCGAAACAGCCAAAATCAAGAACAAATACAACAAGCGTGCGCAATCAATGGAAATTGCCCAAGCCGTCGCCTCTACAGCGATGGCCGCCATCAATGCCTACGCCTCGGCTTCGAAAGTCAACTGGATACTCGGCCCTATCGCTGCCGCAATGGCCGTAGCCGCAGGCGCAATCCAAATTGCCACCATTCAAAAACAGCACCAGGCACAAGCCGCAGGATATTACTCCGGCGGTTTCACCACACGATCCTCAGACAACAGACGCGAAGTCGGAGTTGTCCACGCCAACGAATTTGTCGCAAATCACCAAGCGGTGGCCAACCCCGCTATCGCGCCTGTCCTGCGGCTCATCGACCAAGCACAAAGAGCGAACACCATAGGCTCGCTGACTGCCGCCGATGTGAGCAATGCCATAGGCCTCAATCGCGAGGTGAGTGCGAGAGGGAATGCCGCATCAACCGGAGCATCAGCCACAATTAACGATAGCGCTGCAATAATAGCGGACATTTCGGCACGCACATCCAAAGCGCTGGATAGGCTGTCAGACAATATCGAGCAAGGCATCCTTGCCGAAGTCGTTATGGACGGCGAAAGAGGCCTGGCACGCAAACTCAATCATTACAATAAACTTAACCAAAACGTACGTCGATGACTATAATATATCTTGACGGACAACCTGTCGTCGCGTCAACAAAGTCTATAAAACTGACATCCGAGAACACATTCTTTACCAAGACATCATCCTATACTTATGATGTAGAACTTCCACTTGACATACCTGAAAATCGCAAAATATTCGGGCGCATCCAACGGCTTGATGTAGCAAAGAACGCAAGGACATTCGATGCAAGATTGGTCATCGATGCAGAAACGCGCCTGGCCGGGAAGGCGCATATCACATCCATCACAGATTCTGTTGTGAAGATTCAATTATTAGGCGACAATGCCGCCTACAACTACGGAAATAAGATGGATGAAACATACATTGACGAATTGGACCTCAGCGATTGGTTTCGAACTTCATGGCCAGACGGGTCTTACTACGATGCTCGGTCAAAAACCTGGAAATATTACACCGCCGAGGATGATTTGTCCAACGAGACGTCTGACCTTGTCGCTTGGCGGGCTCAATACACCAATCCTCCAAGCACAGACTATTCCGAGTCTCGTCTTCTCCGATATATGCAGACCGGTTTCAGTAACAAATGGATAGCTGTGCCGATACTCAACACTTCTGCAGATATGGTTTGCAACGGCATATCATACCAATGCAAGTACCAACAGCACGGATATGATATGCGTTATCGCGGCTATGTCGGCGAACAGCCGTCACGCCGCGACCTCGAAGGCACGGCAGTCGTATCCTTCGCCATACAGCCATTCGTTTGGCTTATGGCAAAAAAAATAGCGGCTGCGACCGGCTTCAACCTGGATGATGGAGACAACGCATTGTGGACTGACACATTCTTTCGCCGAATCTTTATCTGCAACGCTAATAATCTTCTCTCCTGCGCCAAATGCCTGCCGCATTGGTCTGTAAACGATTGGTGGACACAGATAGAAAATACTTTCGGTCTTGTGCTTGGCGTTGATTATGAGCATAAGAAAATCACACTGCACAAACGATGTGACCATTATCGTGCCGACACATCTACCCAGCCAATCACTGATGTCGTTGACGAATATACCGTAGACGTCAACGATGAGACCCAGTCGGACATTTCGACCAATAATGTCGGTTTCGCCGACCATGATGCAGCAGCCGAAGACATACTTGACGATGAAATTATCGAACAAGCTAAAATCAATAAAAGTTTCGCATCCCTCGCCGCACTACTCACATGGGCAAAAACACAAGGCGCCGAAGCGATGGCAAATAACAAGGATACAATATGGATGTGCTCGGATGGGCGTCAGTACATATATACTGATGCCAACGGAATTGTCGAGATAAATATGTTCCGTCCGCGAAAGCCGGAGGACAAAGAAGACATTGACATTGAATTGAAATTCGTACCGGCAGCCTATACACACGATATCGACTGCGAAATCTACTCGGCATCGATACCCGGCACCGGAGCGGACGTTCGCCCGTCAGTCATCGCGACATTTCCGGTCGAGACCCTTGCCGCACCTAATATTGCCATATTGGACTGGTACAAAAACAATGATTATGTATCTCTGGACATCGGCGCGGTAATCGCCGGAGACGCGGAAACGCAATCAACCCAAGACGGCATCCCGGACGTCATCTATCTTGCAATCAAGCCCGACAACGGCAAGTCCACCACAGATATTGCGGTTGACACGACAACGACATCAGGCGAGAAAATCACCGAGACCTTCGCATATCCACATCCATATCTACGCGAACGTGCTACTGCCGCGCTGGATGGAGAGCCAACACTCAGCGATACTCCATACTCCCTGTCACTGATACCCATTGCCGGGCAAATCAATCTTGCCTCTCAAACGCTATCTCAAGGCGTTTATATAGACACCACAACCCGGTATTGCGCCAAGTTCTTAACCAAGCATCTGCCTGATATCGGCTGTATATTTATAATTCGCGGTCGAAAATATGTCGCCGAAAAATTCGAGACCGACATTACTTCGGACGGGATGTCACAACTCATAACCGGTTATTTTTGACTTATGGGTCAAAACGGGTGTTTTTAACGGCTAAAAAATAGAAAAACTCATTCTATGGGTCAAAACGGGTG